TGATCCTATTGCACTATTCGAGAATATTCAAATTATGGAAGCTGCAGCTTTACAAAAAATGAATAAGGAGAGTAAATAAATGGCGAAGTTTGATTTAGTTGTAGCTGCAAAGACTGTTGGTGCTGGATCTATAAAACGTCTTGGAAACTCTATGCAGGGTGTACAGGGCAAAGTAAAAAATTTAAGACTTGCTATGGCAGGTCTTAATAAAACATTTGGTGCTTTAGGAATATTAATTAGTGGTGGTGCTTTTGTTGGTCTTGTAAAAGGTGCAATAGATTCTGCTGATAGTTTTGGAAAATTATCTGATCAAACTGGAATTGCTGCTAATACATTACAGGCATACGTAAACGCAGGTAAATTAGCTGGTGTAGGTCAGGAGACTATAGATAAAGGACTTAGAAGATTAGCTCAATCAATGCGCGAAGCAGACCAGGGTGTAGCTACTTATTCA